GTACAATGCTAAAGTAGTGTTAGATTTTCTTACTGATAGTGGCCGCTTGCCGCTTGATTTAGAAGATGATGTGTACGGTAACTTAGACTCTAAACTACTATTTAAAGCCAGCATGTGTGTAAGCTACACAGTTAGTGAAATGGCTTCAATAGTAGCTGAGAATATGGGCGAAAAGTATAACTTACAATTGCGTAAAAAGCTAGTTAATAGCATACTCGCAATTATTATAACTGCTTAGGAGTCAACAATGACTACTGATTTCTCATTCCTAGACAATGACCTTGATATTAAAACAGTTGATAACCTAGAAGTTATTGAACTGGAAGAAGGTGAAATAGACCCTCGTATTAAATTACTGTCTCACTCTTCTCGTAACTTATTACATGCTTGCCCTCGTAAGTATGAGCTGTATAAGCTAGCTAGTAACACTGTATCTACTGACCCAGAGAAGGAAAAAGATTCTGATGTTACTCTTAACTTTGGTAGTGTAGTAGGTGTAGGTATACAGTCTATATTAGAAGGTAAAAGCTATGACCGCGCTATACTAGATTGTTTCCTTGAATGGAAGATAGATTTAGACTTAGCTAACGAAAGACAAAATAAGTCTTTTTATCTAGCTACTTGGGCTGTATATAAGTTTCATATATTACATACTGCTGGCGCGCTTTCTGACTATGAGCTTGTATATTATCAAGGTAAACCAGCGTGTGAATTATCTTTTAATATTATCTTGCCTAATAACTACCGCTATCGTGGGTTTCTTGATGTAGTATTACGTCATAGAGAGTCTGGTGAGATAGTAGTATTAGAACTTAAAACTAGTAGTGGTACAGCGCAAGCTGCTATGTATCAGAACAGCGGACAAGCTATTGGTTACAGTGTGGTACTAGATGAAATGTTTCCAGAACTATCTAGTTATAGTGTGTACTACTTAGTATATGAAACCCGCAGCTACGAATTTAAGCCACTTCATTTTATGAAGACGCTAGCTAAGCGTGCACAATGGTTACACGAACTACTAATAGACTGTGAACTTATTGAGTTATATAACGGCTCTAACTTATACCCTATGCATGGTGAAAGCTGTTATTCTTTCGGTCGTCCTTGCGAGTACTTAGGTATATGTGAGTACACTAACTTACAGCTTACTAAACCTTACACTAATCTTGTTAAAGAGTATGTGGATGAAGATGAAGGTAAGTATCAATTTAATGTAAGCTTCGAAACCTTAATAGAAAGACAGCTAGAAAAAGCGGGAGAATAAGTAATGATGATTAAAACACTACCTAAGCAGGAACTTACTGCTAATAATATCTGCGTTAAGTTCTTTAATGTAGAGCATGAAACTGAGTTTGCTATACTGCTTAACCTTATTAACGGTGAAGGTAAGCCTGCTGGTATTTGGCTACCTAAGAAAGTATTAGCTAACTTCAATAGTGAGTTAGATTACGTGTGGGTATGGAAAGTATTTTACGATGATATGGCTAAGGAAGAACAAGTTCGTCTTATTGACCTTAACACAGTAAATACTGATGAAGCAGTGCGTAATATGAATGAGTTATTTGACCGCAACTTTCGTTCTAATAATGCACCGCAAGGAGATAATAACTAATGTCTATGGAAGATTATATCCAACGCAAAACTGAAGAGTTACTTACAGTTATCCGTAATGAAATAGCTATGGCTGACGGGCAGTTTCCTACTAAACCACAGATTACTATCTATGTAAATGCTACTGCATATAAGCTGCTAAATAACTATGCCCGTGCTAATGGTGCTGGTGCAGTAGCTATTAATAGCAATCTAAATGCTCAAGCTGACTGTACAGTATTCGGTTATGACTGTTGGGTTATTAATAACAACATGCACCCGCTGTTTCGTTTAGCGGTCACTGATAAAGGTAGGTACTAAACAATGGCTAAAACAATTGCTAGCCGTAAGCAACAACATAAGTCTTATCCTAAGGCTATTATATACGGCGCTCCTAAATCTGGTAAATCACTAGGTGCTGGTAAGTTAGCTGAGAAGTATAACTTATTATGGTTCGACCTAGAAAACGGTAGTGAAGTATTAGAGCAGTTACCTACTGAGTGGCAAGAGCGTGTACAGTTAGTAGATATACCTGATACTCGTGATTACCCTATAGCTATTGAAACAATGCTTAAGGTAGTTAAAGGTAAAGCTACTATCTGTGACGAGCACGGTAAAGTTAACTGTATGGTATGCGGTAAGAAAGCTAAGGATGAAGGCTTAGAAGTAGCTGACTATGCCACAGAAGTAGATGTTAATAACTTACCTGACGATACCATTGTAGTTATTGACAGCCTTACGCAGCTTACTAATAGTGCTATTGCGCAAATCACACGTAATAAGCCTGACGATTATAAGCTTAACTACGATGATTGGTCACACTTAGGTATGCTACTTGACCGCCTACTGTCTTATATCCAGCAAGCTAAGTACAAAGTAGTAGTCATTACTCACGAAGTAGAAACTGAGACTGAGTCTGGTAAAACTATTATTGTACCTTTAGGTGGTACTCGTAACTTTGCTCGTAACTTAGCTAAGTATTTCGGTCATGTAGTGTATGCAGAACGTAAGCTTAAAAAGCATGTGTTTAGCTCTAGTACTACTGACAGTACCACTGTATTATCTGGTTCACGTACTAGCGTTGACTTACAAAAAGATGGGATTACTAGCCTACTACCTATATTTGAACAAGCGGATATTGCTAATGCCAAAGTTAAAGAAGTTCCTAAGAAGTCCATTAGTACTACTGCTAATAACAGTACTAAGTCTGCCAGCACTACCAACAGTAGCGATGCTAATACTAAGTCTGCTAATGTAAGTACAGATACTGCAAGTGCTGCTGATAAAGCTAAGGCTAAGCTTGCTGCACTACGGGCTAAAACTTCTAGTAACTAATTGCGCTTTCCCGTG